AAGGTGCAAGGGCAATGGCAAGACATGTTGCCAACGGTGGAGCACCATATGATGCATTCGGAAATTACATACAAGAGCAAAGCATGAACCTAGCAAAACTGAGAGGCTTCAGCAGATACATCAACAGGAACGATCTACTAAACACATCAAATGATAGAATAGCAGAAGTTACAGGACAAAAAATAGAAAACATCAAATCAACAATACACAAACTTACAACACAAAAAGGTTACGAAGTGATCAAAGACAGTTGGAAACAAACTCAGGCAGTTGAAATGACTGAGGCAGAAATTGCTGAGTACAAAGACAAACTCACAAAGAAAACTTTTGATGAATCAATGCTTGAAGTACTACCAATCATACACCAAGCAATCAAAGAAGCAGACAAAGACGCTATGAAACCGGGCGAGGACGAAACATCATCTGCACAAAAGAACAAAGCATACGTTGACGGTTGGCTCAAAGGCAACAATCAACTGGTGTTAAAACCAAACGATGCGGCAGACAACATGTTGGCTAGAACAAAGTTCAAAGACAAGAACATAATGATTGCATCGATATTGAGAGATATCGCAACAAGATTTTTACCACAAGATGACGAAGCAATGAGATTGAACAACTTTGCGGCGGACATGGATTCAGAGATACAACAACAAGGTGAACTGTTTGTTACACCTAAAAAGGATTATCCACAGTTGAAGGCAACTGCAATACAACTGGTTAAGAGATACATCGATGATCTCAAAAAGATGAAAGCAAATCCTCAATACAAAGATGCTGTGAGAATTGATCCACAGGAACTTAAAAAATACAAGAACATCAAAGGACAAGAAGTAGGCAAAAAAGACCTAGGCTACAAGAAGAAGTACAAAGGCGAAGATGCTTTCGAAACTTGGGCCGACACAGTAACCAAAGATTACGAAGAACCTAAAAAAAAGACTGACGAAGGCACGTGGAAGGCTCCACAAACAGCAGAAGACTTCAGAGACATCACCAAACTTTTGAAAGAACCAATTCCAGTTGGTGTTGACGGAGACAACGCACAAGGCATCATGTATGATCACATTGGTGATGATAGTATGTTTGATGATCTATATGAATTATCACAACGCAAAGGTGCTGACGCAGATGCGAGACCAGTGATCAAAAAGTATGCTGAAATGTTTATGCGACAAGCAGAAATGGGTGTTGCCAAAGAAGGCATGTTGGGTTTCATGGCACCTGGCAAAAACCCACAACCAACGTACAAAGACACAGACTCCAAAGTTGGTGTAAAAACGTACGACAAACCAAAAGGCGCAAAAGAGCCTTACTTCAAAAAAGATAAAAATAAAAAGTAGTTGACCTTATAAGTACTTTGTAGTAATATAGTTTATTACTAATAGGCAAATAGGCAAAATAAGGAGGCTCAACTATGGCAACATTAGCAGAAATCCGTGCAAAACTTAAGGCACAGGACACAAAGTCACAAGGAACAGGCAGTTTCGGAGGTGACAACGCAATTTACCCACATTGGAATATAGCAGAAGGTAGCGAAGCAGTACTACGTTTCTTACCAGACAGCGATCCAAACAACACATTCTTTTGGGTAGAGAGGGCAATGATCAAACTACCATTCAATTCAGTGAAAGGTGAATCCACAGGATCTGTACAAGTACAAGTACCATGTATGGAGATGTGGGGAGATCCATGTCAAATACTTGCAGAAGTAAGACAATGGTTCAAAGACAAGTCACTGGAAGACATGGGTAGAAAATATTGGAAGAAACGTTCTTATATTTTCCAAGGTTTTGTGAATGAATCACCATTGCAGGAAGATACCACACCAGAAAATCCAATTAGACGTTTCATTATTGGACCACAGATTTTCAACATCATCAGAGGTGCATTGTTAGATCCAGAAATGGAGAACTTGCCAACTGATTATGATGCGGGTGTAGACTTTAGAATAAACAAATCTTCTAAAGGTGGTTACGCAGATTACTCAACTTCTAAATGGAGTAGAAAAGAATCGGCAATAACAGCAGAGCAAAAACAAGCAATCGACACACACGGTTTGCACAACTTGGGTGATTTCCTTCCAAAGAAACCATCAGAAGTTGAACAGAAAGTGATGAAGGAAATGTTTGAAGCATCAGTGGACGGACAACCATATGATCCAGACAAGTGGAGTCAATACTTTAGACCCGCTGGCATGGCTCAGAGAACAGGTGATCCAGTGAATGCAACAGTGGCACCACAGCCAGCACCAGCAATGGAGGCGACAGCGGCACCAGTTACACCACAGACTGAAACTGCTCCGGCACCAACGCCAGAACCAGTAGCGACAACTACACCAGAACCAGCACCAGTAACAACTCCTGCGGCGACAGATAACAAAGCAGAAGAAATACTGGCAATGATTCGTGCTAGACAAAAGTAAATTTACAAATAATAGTGCGTAGAAATACGCACTATTCTTTTATGAAATTATCCAAACCATATTTTTTGCGACATCGCCCAAAAGCCAATGCAATCAAAAATGACATGAAATTGCCATGGTTAAAACTATCACTAGATATTCCAACATCAGATATATTAAAAGAATTTGAACAAGTAAAAGATCAACTTGTGGCACACAGGCCAAACGAAACAATAATGCATGAACAACACAACGGTTGGCACAGTCTAACCATACACGGTGTTGCTCCTGACATAACAGATCAAACTGAAAAAGAAATGCCACACACTTGGACCAGTGTTGCAGATCAATGTTCTACGACAAAACAATGGATCCAATCAAACTTTATAATAAACAACAATACCAAAAGAATAAGATTCATGTATCTCGAACCCGGAGGTTGGATATTACCACACCATGATAGAGAAACCCACATGTTGAAAGAAATAAATGTGGCAATCACAAATCCACAAGGTTGCATATTTCGTATGATGGATCGAGGCGATATACCTTTCACTCCAGGAACTGCATTTATACTTGATGTTGCAAATAAACACATGGTATGGAATAACAGTGACGAACCAAGACTGCATATAATACTACACACAGATATAGAAGATAAAACAATCGAGGAAAGTTATGAGAACTGCTATTATAGTCAATAATACTAACAACCTGTCGTTGTTGTATTTTACCCAAACCAAGTTATTTTATAATGCACACAACAAGGCCATACACTTATTCAAAGATTGCGTCACTGTTGAGTCATACTCACAAGCAAAACAGATTGCCAAAGGCAACGATATTGTTTTAGAAATAGGTGACGTGTTGACACCAGAATTCATAGACAAGTATAAACATTCATCTAATGTTGTTTATACCAAAGATCAACCAGATATTGTTAGATTTGACAAAGACAAACCAATGGATGAAAAATCATTGATGAAAGAATTACTACAACCATATGGGGACTACAAAAGAATTATTATCAGTAAACTGTTGAAAATGGTCACAGAATCAGCAAATAAAATTTATTTGAGACAAACAGAACAACTTGACATTGAGTACAATCCCGGTTGTAAACATTTTTACGGACTAGCAAGTGGGTGGAAAAGTATGATGCATTGTGTCAAACATCAATATGAAACTGTGACATTGTTTGATGCGTGCGATCGTCAACTTAATTTTGCCAAAGCATTGCAAACACAAATGAGTTTACCATTAGATTACCAAATAGACGAACCTGTAATGGGTGGATGGAATCCACCACAAGAAGTCAAAGACAACTGGCACATATGGCATTCAATGGATGTAAAATTTGAAAAAATTAATTTACTAGAAACACCAATTTTTCCAAAACACAGTTTGGTTTGGATGAGCAATGTGTTTGGTTGGGAACCAAACATTTATAGATACGGATATGACAAATTAAAATACCTAGAGAATCAGTTGGCAGAAACTAATTCTGAGTGTATATTTGTAAGACAGGAGGGCATAAATTATGGTCAAACCATTTGATATATCAAAATTTAGAAAAGACATAACCAAATCAATCGATGGTTTGGGCATAGGATTTAATGATCCCACAGACTGGATATCAACAGGCAATTATGCATTGAACTATTTGATATCTGGTGATTTTTACAAGGGCATTCCATTAGGCAAAGTCACAGTACTTGCTGGTGAATCAGGCTCTGGCAAAAGTTTTATTGCATCAGGTAACGTGGTAAGACACGCACAGCAACAAGGCATCTTTGTTGTATTGATTGATTCAGAGAATGCACTAGACGAGAAATGGTTACAAGCATTGAATGTAGACACATCTCCGGACAAGTTATTAAGGTTAAGTTTGAGCATGATAGACGATGTTGCTAAAACAATATCAACATTTATGAAACAGTACAAAGCAGACTACTCAGATGAAACAGCAGACAAACCAAAAGTATTGTTTGTAATGGATTCTTTGGGTATGTTGTTGACGCCAACTGATGTTGATCAGTTTGACAAAGGTGATATGAAAGGTGACTTGGGTAGAAAACCTAAAGCACTGACGTCATTGGTTAGAAATACAGTAAACATGATTGGTGCACACAATATTGGTATGTTGGCAACTAATCACACTTATGCATCACAAGACATGTTTGATCCTGACGATAAGATAAGTGGTGGTCAAGGATTCATCTATGCATCAAGTATTGTAATTGCAATGAAGAAATTGAAATTGAAAGAAGACGAAGATGGAAATAAAATATCAGAAGTGCGTGGTATAAGAGCGGCATGTAAAGTTATGAAGACTAGATATGCAAAACCATTCGAAGGCGTACAAATAAAAATACCATATGAAACTGGTATGGATCCATACTCCGGATTAGTT